ATTTAAAGGTTTTATGTTATTAAATTGTTTTGTAATACTTTTAAGTATTTCAAAATGTGATGGTGTTGGTTCTATTGAATATATTATCTTGCTAACAGAACTACAGTGTATTGAAAACATACCAACATTTGCACCAGCATCTATAATTGTTAAATTGCTTTTACCATTAAAATAAAAATCATAAATTTTATCTCTGTTTATTTGCTCATTTACTATAACATTAATATAAGAAGTTGGATGATTTAAATGTTTTTCTGCATTATTGTCTGTTATATTTAAATTTATTAAATTACCATCAGCACCTAAAATATTTAATTTCATTTTTATCCTTTTCTTTAAAAAGATCTATTATTCCTTTTTTTAAATCATAATCACATTCAAAATTATATTTTTGTTTAGAATGAGTTGTATCACAAACCCAAATATCAGATTCAAAAGGTTTCACCATCTCGTCATTTAATCTTATACAATTTGGTATATAATTAAATATATTTTTAAAAATATTTAATAGTTCAAAATTTGATATTTGTTTACCCGTTCCAAAATTTACAATATCTCCTGTTATTTTTTCTGAATCACTCTCGACAAGTATATTTATGCCCCTTATAAAATCTTTTATATAGATAAAGTCATGATACCCTTGATTTAAAATCATAGGTTTATTTGATTTATATGCATCATATAATGCACTAAACAGTCTATAATTTTTTTCGTATTTTCCATAAACACTATATGGTCTTGCAACAACAATTGGTAACCTATATGATTTAGCAACACCAATACACAAGAGAGTTGCAGCTGCTTTAGTGGCTTCGTACATAGTAGTTGGATCTAAAAAATCAGTTTCTTTTGATGGTGTTTGTTTTCTACCATACTCTGCGGATGAACCTATTTGAACAAATTTACACACATTTTGTTTAACATAATTCAATATATTATTAACTAATAATACATTAGATTCAAACATAGTTGAATCACCATATATATCGGCAGCACAATTTATTATTACATCTGGATTTTTTTCCAAAGATTCTTTTATGTTATCTTTTCTTGTGTGTGTGAGTATTTCATGTTTATTTGAGTAAAATTCAACTAAATTTTTACCTATAAAACCATTTGAACCTGTTATTAAAATTTTTAATTTTTTTGACATTTCTTAACCATATCTAATAATTTTATTTTATTGTTCACTCCAATAGTATAATTTGCATGGTGTAGAACTAAATCATTTGGTATATTTTCAATATTTTCACCGTTCCAAACTGCTGCACCATTTCTCATCCAAATACTAAAAAATTTTTCATCTTGAAATTTTGTATTAATATTATAATCTTTATGAAATCTATTATAAAGTGCTTGATCTGTTTCTCTTGATCCTTTTACAGAATTTAAAATAAATTTAAAGAAATTTTTTATTTTATCTGAGTTTTTTATTATCATTACACCATAACAAGTAACAGAAGGTCCATCTTGTTGACACAATACATCATAATCATTTAAATTTAAATCTATATGTTTTTGTATATCTTTAAAAAATTGAACATCAACATCTGTGTGCATTAATATTTCATTATCATTACATTCGTTCAAACTGTCTAATATAAATTCATTTTTTTGTATCATTGTTTCTTTCCATCCAGGTTGCAAATAATTTGCACTTGGACAGACCTGTTGACATACTCTATGTCTTATGTCAACATTGCTATTTGTTTTTGTTAAAGATGGTAAAAACCATTCATCAAAAATTTGTTTATGCGATGGTGAAAAAAGAGTATATATTTTCATTTTAATGTAGTCTCCTGACCATTATTATGATTAAAAATTGTTGGTTCTAATAAAACAAATTTTTTACTGTATAGTGTAACATCGTCCGGGGTGCCATCAAAAATATCATTTACATAACAAGAAATTTTATCCTTTTTAATTAAATAAGCCATACATCCACATAACTGATTAAACCAAAATCCATATTGTTTTGGTTTTAGCATAGATCTGTCATTAACATTTCCAATAACATCATACATTGATAGATTTGGTTTTCTTGCATGTAAAGAAACAAAATCATAATCATTACAAAAATGCATAGATTTATCAATAATATCAACCCAGTCTGAACAATTAGGAACTGCATCATCTTCGAATATCAAAGCATAATCTTTATTAATTTTTTTCATAACATCCTGATGACCCCTAAAAATTCTATAATGAGATATTAAGTTTCCATCACTAAATGTGTATTGTTTATGTTTTACAGTTGACATATCTAAATTATAATCAGGAGTATAATACATTTCATACTTTATATTTTTTTCATCTAAATATTTTGGAATCAGTGCTTGTCTTTTATTAGTAGCCAAAACAAAAATATCAATATTATCTAACATTTTTTTATCCTTTTAAAATTAATTCTACCAATCTATCTATTTTATTTTTATGTAGAGAATATGGTCGTATAGAATGTGCGTCTACATAATATTCAGATAAAACTTCATTATCATTCCAATTAAATGATGGGCGATCTATTCTATATCCAGAATGCCCTGGTGGTAATCCGTGTCTACCAATCAAAACAAATTTATTTTTATCAGGATACTCCATCATTAAATTGTTTGCATGTGATTCGTCAATCCCCCAATGTAAAAAATGTTTATTGGTATTATTGTGATCAAAATTAAATTTTTCCCATTTAGATTCTCTTAAATAATCTTCAAACGAATCTGTTAATTTTAAAATTTCTTTAAATGTTGAACCTTTTGCTATATTATAGCAGCATGGAAACGCACCAACTTTTCTTGCATTTAAATTTATAAATTTATCATCCGGTACATGACTTATATCATATATAAAGTGTTTTTTTGATATTGGGTACATGTCAATATCTGATGTCATCCATGTTGTTTCTAATTCTTTAATCGGATACCAGTATCTTATACATTGTGTTTGAATGTGTATTGGTATTGTTGGTAGTGGATCAGCATATATAACTTCTCCAAACTCTTCAGAAACTCTTGTATTTTTATCATCGTGTATTAAATAAAGAACAGGTGTTATTCCAAATTTTATTTTCCATATTTTGGATATAGAAGGCCAAAAATCTAAATAAAATGGATCACAATTTGAACTCAATATTACTTTATCTACTTTCATTGTGTTTCTCTTATTAATTGTTCATATTGTTTTGCTTCTTCTGGATATAATGAAGAATCAGGTGGTCCTTGTGTTCTTCCAATATACATTTCTGGGTGTTGTCTTTCTGTTGGCCAATCATGAGTTTTATCACCAAAACAATTACTAGAATCGTGAACAACTCTATCATTTTCAAACAAGGGGTATACAGAATTACTTAGATAATTTTGATCTGTTGGGTGTCTATTTAGTTTAGCAGACTCTTCAATTATTGATTTTAATTTATTATTTTTTCTTAATCCCCACATTCCTCCCATTATTTTTGATCTGTGACATGGTTGAACTTCTCTCATCAGATGTATAGATTTGTTTTCATTTAACCACTGATTCACAGCATCTCTTTCTCTGATTGATGGATAACTATCAGAATCTCTAAATATAACAACATCAATATTATCATCATATGCCATAAATCTCCAAAACATTTTTGAAGAGTGATGTGTTTGGAAATTATGGTAAGGTCTGTTAGTCATATCTATTAAATTTACATTCGAATAGCATTTTAATTTTTCAATAACTTTAATAGGAACACTATTATCATAATAAAATCTACATTCCCAATCTGAATATATTTTTTTAGCAATTTCAGCATTTATTATAGAATTTACCGTGTATCTTGGATTATTACCATATAAAGAGTAAGAAATAATTTTTTTCATTTTTTAATTCCTTTTAAATTATTTATTGTTATATCTTTAGGATCTCTAAAATATTGAAAATTTGGATAGTCTTTGATTGGTATTCCAGTATATCCATGTGATTTAAATATTCTTTCCGATACATTCCATGTTCTAATATTGGTATTATGGTTGTGTAAAATTTTAATTTGTGTTGCATTATTTATTACAGTGTAACCATTTATTATAAATTCGGTAACAATTAAATTATCACAACCCGGTTTACCCAAATTAAAATCACCATCATAAGGTGAAGTCATATTTATTTTATTTTGCCATATCCAAGCATCCTGACTCACATGTGGCTGTTCGCATAAAATTGCTGTATTTGGATTTATTCCCTCATGCCTGCTAATAGCGAAAACAATATTATTAGAACCAAAATTATATAATAAATTATCTTTTAAAAATTTTTCAATATCTTTTGTTAAAATTATATCAGAATTTATTAAACAATTTATTGTATAATTATTTTCATCATAAATTGAATTTGAATAAGAAAAAACAGTTTTATATGTTAACCTTTCATTTATTTCTATAATATTAATTTTTTTGTCTTTAAATTTTATATTAACATTATCATTTGTATTAATAAATAAATATATTTTATGTATTAATTCATTATTAATATTATGAGAAATACATTCTTCTAATTCTTTTTGTCTATCAGGATTTGATGAGTTATAATACTCAAGAAAAAGATTAAATATCATAGTATTTCCTTTATTTTTCTATAAACCATATCATCAGACATTTCTAATTGTTTTACTTTTTCTAAATTATTTCTTACAGAATCTATTCTTTCTCTATAAAAATTTTCAGACAGAGAATCTGGATCAAAATTATCCTGTAAAAATATTATACCATTTTCGTCAAAATAATCTTTAATTTTATCTGTACCAAAATATACAGGTATTACTCCATTTGCAAAACAATCTGTTATTTTTTCAGTAAAATAAGTATTATATTTTGTATTTTCAAAAGCAATACTAAACATATAATCATTCATTGCTTCTGTTTTTCTTTTATGATGGTAATGCTGATTACCAACAACACCTATTTTTTTACTACCACAAACACCACCATATAGATCTACTCTGTTTTTTAATTTTTCTGCCCATGAAATCCTATATCTATGTCCGTCTGACATACTATTCGATGAGCATAGAAATGAAATATTTTTTGTTTTATTGTGCAACCCATATTCTTGCTCTGGTGTCCAAGGTAAATTGCTACCGGCAAAACAAAAAACAAAAAAATTACTATCCATTTTTATTAATTCTTCATCACATGTAAATAATTTATTATAAGATTCTTTATATAAATTTAAATTATTTTTTATATGCTCAAATACTGATTGTTTTACTATTCTAGATTCACAAAACCAACCAAATTTTTTATTATTTTTATTACCATTAAGACCATGAAGTAAATGTGAGTCCATATAGACTTTAATTTCATTTTCAGTATTTGACCATGAAAATGTCTTTGGAGATCTAGTTCCACATGAAGAATATGATATATTGAATGGTGCTCCAACTGCTTGTATGTGGATCATAATACTCCTTCCTTTTTAATTAATATTTCTGTTTGTCTTTTATCTAAAAATTTAGAAGAAAGCATTAAAATTTTTACTTCTTTTAAATTTTGAGGATTTGCATAATACCAAGGATATTCTTTTATTTTTATGATATTTTTGTATTTTGAATATAATTCAATCAAAACTAAATGA